ACGGTAGATAGGGTGTTGTAGGCGTAAAAAATAGGACGAAAGAGAATTTACTCTCAATCGCCCTATACATAAGTTCAAAAGATGTTCGTCGTAAAGCTGAAAAGCTTTACTCCTTACTCATCCTGCAAAGTACGCAGTCTGAGATGTATTATTATAAATATGACTACTTAAACATGTCATACTATACTATTAATAATATTTTATTATTACTTATACAATAGCCACTTATAAATAGTCATATTTTATATCTTAACTAATTTATCGGCAATTTTTTCTTGAGTTTCAACATATGAACTGTTAGGTAAATATAACTCTACAGAATTTAATTCAATGGGCATAATATCGTATACTAAGTTATATCCATTATTAACACATAGTTGATCATATTCATCGAAAAATTTATTATGTAAATTATCATAGTGGCTTTTTGCATTTTGGTTTAAGGCTATTATAATAGTATCATTTAATAAAGATTTATTTTCTTCAAGTTGATTATCTTGCAATACCTGTAATTGCTTTTCTGTTCTTGGAATTGCATTAATAATGTTCTTCTTTGTATAGATAATACGATATGAAATATGCGTTCCGTCCCAATTACATTCTTGTTTGATTTTTTCGTCTAGTAATTTGTAAAACTTATCTGCTTTACGATATAAATATATATCATATAACTTATCATATTTATTTTCGTTACCTTCGGATATCCCCATTTCTTGTAATACTTCATATTTTAATTCTACAAAGCGTCTTATTTCTTCGTCGTCGGCTACCCACTCATCTGTTTTTCCAGATTCATTTTTAGCACGTATATGTAGTTCTTGCCTCCAATTTAACAAACACCTATTTTGTAGATTGTTTAAAGCACTAAATAAAATTCTATCAAGTATTTTACTTGCTCTACTATCAAAGTCGTCAATATCGTTTTGCTTAAATTGATAAGTTTTAACCAATAATCCTCTGATACTATTATCAATATATTTTAGACTTGTCATCCCTAATTGCGTAAATAAACTTTTCTTAGTACATATCATCGTCTGATCTATTTGTACTGATAATAAATGAAGAATTATTGTTTCAATATACTTTACATAGATAGAATTATTTCCGTTTTTCCTATCATCTTTTTTAGACATAATTTCTTCATACACCTCCTCAATAATGTATTTATGACCATTCTTATAAAATTTAAAATATCTTTCCCATTCTTTATGTTGAGCAATACGAGATGTACCACCTGTAATTTTTTCTTGCAATAAAATACACATCTCTTTATAATTTTTTATAGTTTTATTATCAGAAAATATCTTGTTTAAGTTGTTTAACATTTTATAGTTCCTTTCAGCGTATTTCTCGTTGGAATCAAAAAGAGACTCATAATCGAGTCTCATGAATTTGTTAGTTTGCAATTTTATTTAATAATTCATCTAAGTCTTGTATAATTGTTTCGTCTTTTAGGAAGTAGAAGACGCACCTTGATAGATCAATATTGTTGCTTCCTTTATATCGTTTTGGCATAAGATTCACTATGGTATGATTTTTATTTAAAAGCACCTTGGCAAAATCTGGTCTAATTACTAACACTGTTTCCATGTAACCATTCCTTCCATTGATTTGTCATAATATTTCCAATGTGTAGCATCTAACACTTCCTTTTCTTTCCAACAACCAGAAGTGTTATAAGTTCCTCTTGTATTTCCGTTACAACAATCTAAAATAGACGTAATAAAAACTTCCTTATCCCAACTAGCATCTGTAACATCGTAGTAGGCTATATTGTCATCTGTACAAACCACTGGTATTTTATTTTCTTCCATCAATAATCCTTTCATACTCTTTATAGCGTACGTCTTCCAGCACATCAAAAAGGAGTTGACCATTACAGCCAACCCCACATAAAATCGCATAAAATGTCACATTTATTCTATCAGCTAATCTTCATATATTCCAAGAAGAACCAACCAGCTTTTTGTACCTAAAGTAGTAGTAGGATCAGTAGTACCCATAAAAGCATTCTTCATCTCAACAACGGCATTAGCAGAATTATTACCAAAACTATTATCAATTTTATCATCGTAGAATCCAAGTTCTTTTAATCTTTCTTGTGCTAATCCAACTAACTCATTTTTATCACCTTTTTTCAATGACGGTAAAGCACTTCTAGTTAACTTTCCACCCTTGCCATCTACGTTTAAAGTCTTACCATTTTCGTCTTTATATCCTAATTTATTTAAAGTAGTCTGTAATCTTTTAACCCAATCAGAAGATGGTTTAGTGAGAGTTGGTTTTGTGGATTTAATGATAATTACTTCATCTTCAATAAATCTGATAATACATATTAATCCAGTATTTTTTAATAATGGAGTAGACTTATTTTTTTGTCTTTTTATACAGTAATCTTTCATATCTTTAACTGTTCCACCAATTCCAGATCCGTGTCCAAAACATTTACCATCACCGATATACATTTCAATGTGCCCCACACCTAAGTGACGATAATTATTTTTTCCACGAAACATAAGACAATCGCCTAGTTGCATTTTAGACTCATCAGGAACACCATTGATAATTTTTAAATCAACAACTCTACCTAATTTAGATTTAAGTTGTGCTTCAGTATTTAATCCGATATCAATTCCTAATATTTTTTTATACCAGTGACGAATAGTTGCAGAACAATCACCGTATCCATTCTCAATCATATATCTCTTAGTCATATCTTGAGAATATTGATTTTTACCTTTTCTCGTTAAAGCTGCGTCAACAATCATTTTACCTTTATTAGCCATAATATTCTCCTTTCATACATTAAAAGAGAGTGACAACTGAAATCGCCACTCTCCAAATCAAAGCATATTTTATGTAAATTTATTAATTACTTTGCTTCAATAACCTTACCATCATTCATCTGTTTAACAGTAGCCTCAATTAGTACTTCGAGTTGTTCTTCTGTAATAACTATTTTCTTTTTATTCAGGAAATTAGCAATAAAATCAATTACATATTCTTTCTTATCAACACCTTGTTTTTCACCAGCAAAAATAATCTCAGCAGCCTTAACAGCGTAAACTATCCATTTTGAGATAGTAATAAGATTTTCGTTCCCAATCTTTGCTTTTAAAAATGGAACAACAAAGTATGTAACAATGGCACCAAGTACAGGAATTGCTAATACAATAACATTTAATAAATTTTCGTTCATAATTAAACCTCCATTTAATTTTCTACATCTTCGTTAATAGTTTCATTTTTCTTATTCTTTTCCTTTACAGATGTTATAGTTGCGATTGCAATTATTTCAGTTCCCCAAAATGCAAAATACGAAACAGTGAGAGTACTGCTTATTTCCGTTTGCGTGATAAACTGCAATAAGAAAGCAGCTACTGTATAACTCATAACTGCAACTATAATCCAAGGAATTAACTTTTGTATATAATGCTTTTTCTTAGCAACCATAAACACCACCTTACTTTCCAGTGTAAAAACTATTACTATCCATACACTCTTGATATTTATCTGAAATATATTTGAATGCTAGGTCTGTCTGACCGTTTTTGATATTATTTTGTTTTATGTATTTCTCATATTCATCGTGCAGTTTAATAATAGAATCAAAATTTTCCTTTGTTTTTTGTTCGCCTCTCATAAGCTTATCTGCAAAGTTTAATATATCTCTACGCTGACTCTCTACTTTATGATCTTGTAAATCCAGTTGTACAGATTTAATATCTGTTTGTAGTTGTAATATATCTTTTTTAACATCCCTATTTAATTTCTTTCCTAACCATCCTAAAAATAATGTTATAGGACTAAATTTAATAGGTGCAATCTCAAATACAAATCCACTACAAAATAATATCCAAAATGCATACTTCCAATTTTCTAAAATAAATTCATTCATTTTACATGTCACCAGATCCTTTCAATTATTACGCTTGCAATAATAGTAGAATATGATATAATAAAATCATACTGTTACTTTAGTATTAGGGGTAGATTAGCTTTGGATTGTGAGTCTACCCCTAGTTAGTTAATAGTTTTATATTTCTTATTCATAGAAGCCTTTTAAAGCAACTTTCTTTTGTATGTGATATCTAATATGCCTTTAGTACTTTCGTCGCTCGTAGACTTGATAGTAAAGCCACACAGCCATCCTAATCGATTCAAAATTCCAACTTACAATGAAACACCGAATTGATTAGATTAATTTTAGTTATCGCTTCATATATTATTCCATACATTTAGTCCTCTTTTCTACACAACAAAAAAGAGAATGCATATAATTTAACATTCTCTTTTTATAATTTGATTTTTTAGTTAGTAAACAATATAATCCTATTATAAATTAAGCATACTGTTTCTTGCTTTGCTCTTATTGTTTCAACGCTTCACCGATTGAATATCTTAGTATGTTTGTCCAGTGATAGCAAGGAATTGCACCGCTGTAACAACTTCCTTTACAACTGCATTTCGAACTCTTGTAATACTCCATAAACCTCTGTCATAGTAAGATTTAATTAAATCATAATCTAATATTAAAGCACTCATTATAATTCAATACCTCCCATCATTGCAATATAGTAAATATCTGCTTGTAATTTCTCAATTTCAGAAATAGGATAATCCACAAATATTGGCACGTTAGGTGTTACAGTAATATCAACTCCAGTTAATATTTTCCCATCAGGTACATCCACCCATAAAAAAGGAACACCTACTGGAGCTACTACATCACCGCTCATTTGCACCCATATTCTACCTGTTGTATCATAAATAACTAATGTGTTATTCATATCGTTTTACTCCTTTCTTATTCATATGCATACCATGTGAACAATTCACTAGCGTTCATTGAGGGTAGTCTAAAACCGCCACTCATTGAGTACGCACCAACATCACCCTTAACCGTTAATATACTTCCACTAGTTGTTGTGGAAGAACTTGTGCATAGTTCAACTACTTTTGGATAAAAACCATTTGTTTCTCGGTATATTATTAGACGCTCTATCGTTGCAGCAGTTGACTTTAGTATTATAAGTGATGGTTTAAAGCTTAACCCACTAACTGTTACCCACCAACTTTGGTTAGTAAGTGCTTGACCATCTAGGTACTGTAATGCTATTTCAACCCACGCCGGCGTAACTGTACCGCTTGCAAACTTTTTACCTGCAACTGCTGTGCCTTGCACTCCAAATAGATTAGCAGTGTTAAGAATATTGGAAGCAATTAAATCTGCATCACCAACAATATAACCCCCTCCGTTATGGTAACCAGCAGGAATTGCCTGTTGTACAGTACTTGGCATATAGACAATAGCACCTTGATTTGGCATTGCACCTGTCAACCCTATCCCATTAGCTGAATTGAATGTTTGACCTGCTAGCACCCCAGTTACTGCAGCTGTACCTGTAGTTGATGCTATTGTCTGGGAGCCCGACAAATATTGACCACTTGATATTGTCTGTGCTGTAGTCAAAGGCAAATATGTTGTAGCTGCCTTAGTTGTTATAGTTTGAGTAACAGCTCCGCTACCGTTATGATATCCAGCTGGAACGGTATATGTACCATTGATTGCTAACGAATTAGTTACTGCTCCGTTATTCGTCATAGCACCAACAATTCCATTGTCAATATCATTGCTGAATGTTTTACTTGCTAGTACGTTTGCAGCAACGGCATCACCCTCTGCACTAGCTTTGATAAAAAAACAGTCACCTATTAAATTATACCAAACAGTTACTGCTTTCCCTGCAATTAAGTTGGGAGCAGTAGTTGTGTTTGGTTTATAAAGTGGTTTAGTATTGATCGTTGTAGCCAAGCCAGTATTACTAGCACTAACAATAAATGTTTTTGAATATCCGTCTATTAGTGTCACGTTTAATAATGAAATAGCTGTGGCTGTCCCTGTAGCGGATTGAAATGTAGAAATACTTTCTGGAATTTGTAACAAGGATAGCTTTGCGTTGGCATCGAGTGTAGCAACTCCGTTGACTGCACCTTTTTGATTGTCAACATAAGCAAATATATCTGTTGCTTTATTAGTGGGATCAAAAACAGATTTAAACATATCACCACCAGCACCATCGAAACCTTTTGCTGCTATTTGAATCCAGTTGATATTGTTAGTTGGTAAAACTCCAGTACAAGCAATTTTATTTTGATAGGTACTACCTAAATATGTAACCTTGTTACCAACTATATAAGAAGTGGCAGGAACATATACTTCACATATTTTATATGCATTATAATACGCTTGTCTTGTAGTTTCACTTGTATCTCTAGTTGTCTCTGCTGTTCCTCTATTTACCTCGCTTATTACACGAGTGCTTTCTGACGATACTCTAGTATCTTCGGATGTAACACGACTAGATTCGGACGATACTCTAGTTGTTTCGCTTCCATTACGTGTGTTTTCTTGTGATACTCTAATAGATTCAGAATTTACACGCCCAGTTTCAGCAGTAACCCTTAATGCTTCAGCATTGGTGGTATTAGTTGCTACTACATTTGCATTAGTAGTAGCAGTATTAGCTAAACCTGTGGCAGTAGTTGACGCTGACGTTGCATTGGTAGCATTTGTAGTTGCAGTTATCGTATTATTTTTAGCGATTATTGTATCGGCAGTAGCAGTATTTGCATTTGTGGTGGCTATATTAGCATTAGTTGTAGCCGTGACTGCATTATTTTTAGCTGTGTTTGCTGCCGTAGTGGCTGTATTAGCATTAGTTGTAGCCGTATCGGCGTTTATTGTTGCCGTATCCGCTAACCCTGCTTTTGTATTTGCTAAATTAGCAGCATTATTAGCATTAAATGTAGCTGTATTGGAATTATTAATAGCCACATTAACATCAGTTATCATTTGAGTTGCACTTACAACTAATCCAGTAAGTGTATTAATCATAATAGTTAATGTATTAAATTCACTAGAACTTGCTACAGCATTTCTATCCATGGCAGTTTTTTCAACTAATATTTTAAAAGTAGTAGTCTGTATTAATTTATCTTTTGTTGTATCGCCAAGTGCATCTGGTTCATATAACCCTATCTCGCATAAAACATCACCAGCTACAGTTGTTAATTGCTCTATTACCGTGTATGAAATTACATTTCCTGTTATAGTGCAGTCATCTAATACTATGGTATTATCTTTTTTTGTAGCTTGGAATTTTGCTATATATGTCGAAGGAATCTCAACGATATCACCATCTTCAATTAAAGTTATTTTTATGGTTCTGGTGTTTTTATCATATTGTTTCATTTTTATAACTTTAAATCCTAGTTTTCCATTAAGACCAACGTCTATTTCTTGAATATTTGGAATTGTCATTAGTCACGTCCTTTCTATAAAAGTGCATAAAAATAAACACTATATCTAGTGTTTGAGTTATTTGTTTTATATTAAATATAATTTTAAAAATCTAATCAAATTGCGGTTCTATTCGATTAGATTATTCTGTTTTTACTTCTATATCGTCCTCTATCATAAATTCTAAATTGAATAGGAGAGAAGGTTTAATATCTAATTTCTTAGATTCACAGAAATCTCTTAATTCTGAATATTTAATAGGTAATATATCTATTTCGCTATTACAATTTAATAATTCAGTATGCTCAGTTTTAAAGATAATCTGATTTGCTGGATAAATTTTTGGTTGACCGTTATTCTCATATTGAATTTTTTCTTCAATTTTTAGCGCATATTTTGAAACTAACTCTTGTTCAGCTTCACCGAAGTCTTTTAAGGATGCCTCCATTTTTCTCATGTTCTTTTTTAGATTCCAACCAATGTTAACTGGTAGTGATAATTGCATAAATTCTCCGAGAGATTGATTTACGTTGATTAACTCATAATTTTTTAAAGTTACATTTTTACCCATTTTTATTCCTCCATTTATTTAATTTTTTATATAACAAAAGACGCTAGTTGATGATAAGCGTCTTAATAAATTTAATATTTATTTAATAATAAATTTGAATATATCCGTCCGAGAAGGAAATTGTAATATGATCTCCACCTTGAAAGCCTATGTAAATTATACTATCTACGCAAAATCCAATTAAAACTCTTGTCTTATCTTCATAAATTTTCTCATCTGCATCGCTGCTTACAACAATACCATTTTCAATTTCCATTGCGATATTGTATAATTCATATATCTTAGCTTCGTATGGTAATTTTTTCTTGAGTGGGAAATATTCTATAACAGTGTAAAGTTTTGGATGCTTTTTATTATAATGCTTATTAAGAAATTGCAAAAGATAATCTATCACTTCTTTAGTGTGAGCTTCTTCATATCCTTCATCTTCGTAATTAAGCATTAACGGATACCTCCGATACTCTACTAAGATATTTTTTGTCAAACTTAGAATAAATATTCTTGTTTTTCGTTAAATGTCTAAATAAGAAATCTTGACCTTTAGGAGTAACATATGTAACCGCAACACTATATTTCTTGTCATTCTTTCGTATAACAACATAATTTTTAACTTCAAAATATCCCATCGAAGAATATTTCTCACTTGGAGAGTTGTCTTGATTAAATACTTTCATATATCTAAGAAATTGCATAAACTTGTTTCTTCTTGCTTTTAATTCCTTAGATGATTGATTCATTGATAATAAACCTTTTGAGTTTAAATATAAATCAAACTGATCTGCTTTTGGCTTCATCTCTTCATTTTCTTTTGCTAAGTTAGCTGATAATAATAATGCTTCAGATAGTGTAGTTGGTATGTGAAAATTATCTAGTGTCACATCGTCTGTATGTATAAATGCTTTTGCTAAAACATCTTTTGCTTTTAGTTGATAATTAATAAGCTTGTTTGTTAAAACAGGATTTTCACGTTGCATAGTTGGTGTAATAGATATCTTAGCTAACCAAAGCGGAAGATAATCTAATTCTATTGCAACCGCTTCGTTATTATCGTCAAATACCCCTACTTGTAATTTCAAGGAGCCAGTTCTCAATACGATATCAGATTGTATCTTCTGTATTTGAGTATCTTTTTGACTTCTACTTAAACCAATTCCATTACATACCCATGCAACTCCTACATATACTTTACCAGTTTCTAAATCTTGTGTTGCTTTTAAATAATCGCCATTGAACTCAACTTCCTTTGTTACTAATTCATTTCTCATTTTCATATCATCCTTCTCAAAATATATTTGACATACGTTTGAGGAATTGATATAATTATAGACAGATATAGCCATGCTATATTATGTAGTAAGACAGTCCTTCAACTTTAGTCGGGAAGAGGACTGTCTTTTTATTGGCTCATTCAGAAAGTTCTTTTAAATTTATAACTCCATCTGTATAAGCTTGCATTAATATTTCTAGCACGTCGTTCATACCTAGTTTATTTCTTAAACAGGTTACTTTAAATTCTAGTAATATATCTTCATCAATAGTCGTAGTAAACCTTTTTCTAGTTTCTGAACTATCTGACATATAATCACACACCTTTCATATATCATATTTGAATGATAACACATATAAATATTGTTGTCAATATGAATATATGAAAAATCTGTTTATTTTTATCCTATTTTAATCTCAATGGTATCAATTTTAGACATATGTGTTTTTACTACTCTAAACGTCCAAATATAAATTAATATGTACCAAATTAAACCTGTGTAAAGTTTAGCACTTAGTAAAATATAAATTCCTAATGGAAACATCATAATTGCTAAAATAATAAAAATAATAAAACTTGATACTAATAATTTGTTCATTTTTAAAATCTCCTTTTAAGTTTTTCTTGTAATATTTGGTAAAATAATGTAAAATAAATATAACTAGCGCACTGGTTGTAACTCATTCACAAAAAGTAATACCAAAGTAAAGGTAAAGGTAAGAATTATCAGAAATTCATTTTATTCTGAATCAGTTCCAACTCCGACTTCCAACATGGTAGTTAATCTAATACAGAAAGGAGGACGGAATGGAACTGTTCAATTTATTACTGACCGTAATTGCACTTATTGGCGTTATTATTGAAATCTGTAAAGTTATAAGTAAACTTATTAAATTCGTTAGCAGTCGTATTGCCAAACGGAAAAACAGTTACTTGAAAATTAGCTTGAAAGTTAGATATAAATAATGCTTAATTACTACTATCATCGCAAAATAATGGAGGAGTACTACCATTATAATTTCAGGTGTATTGTGAAACACTTGTTACATAAAAATAGACATTAGCTGATAACTAGTGTCTATTTTTACATAGAAAAAGAGCAGAAGATTATTCGCTCTGCTCAGAAAATAATTTTATATTTTGTTTTACCCATCAAAAAGTTTAGAGTAAGTGCCTAGATATTATTTTTTATTTTGATTTTTAACACCATCCATGAAACATATGTATGCATCAGCGATTTTGTCTAAATCCTTTTTATCTAAATCACCTATCTTATGAATAAAATTATTTCTATTCAAATTAATAACTTTTGATATCCGAGCAGTTGAAGCGAAATGTAACTTTGCTTCCTTCCAGTATATTACTGGAGTGTCATAATCGTCTTCTTCTCTAGCGTCATGCTTTGTCACTTTTACAGATAAAACATTTAAGTTGTCAGTATCTAATACAACCACAGGTCTATTAGAAAATTTAGTAGGATCGTCATCAAAAGGAAATTCAACGAACCATACTTCTCCTTCGTATATTTCTTTCAATGTCTATTTACCTGCCGTTTCCTTAAATAATTTATCCCATTCAGGTTCATTTCTCCATATGTCATCTTTTGTGATTACAGCGCGTCCATCTGCGTTTACTGGAGTGTTCTTAGTTGCAAATGAATATACTAACTCTTTATTATTTTTAATATATTCTGACAATTTGCTCATAGTATCATCCTCCTCTGAGGGTTCTGTATTTGTTTGGTTATTTTTATCTCCATCCATATTATATCACCTCTTGTCAAGTATTTCAACATATTATGGATATAATACAATAAAAATATAGAAAATGTTAACTTCCAAACTAAATTCCACCCTTCCTATTCCAAACATGGAATTTACTTTAAAAAACTCCAAAGGTGGAAGTTACCTTAGGAAATTTACCATGCAGAAAATATTTATGCTATACTATTTAGAAGAGCAATTAGTTTGATGTGCAAATGACTATTGCATCATCAAGCCTTTCTTCTTAATTACAACTAATATGACACTTCTGATGGTGTCAAAGACATAGCCGCAAAGCGGTGTGACAGTATCCTTGATAACCATCAGAATGTCATATACACTCTCCCAAAAGGAAAGGTATATAACAAAATTTCCAAGAATATTAGGGATGGAATTTACTCTGAGAAAAAAACAGTTAAATTTCATCTCATAGTAAATTATGCGTAATTTACACTAACTTTCTTTCAAAAGTTGATAATTTCATTATAAAAATCATAAAACCAAACGATTTTTAAATCAGTTTTATCGAAATACAATTTTAGGTGGAATTCACTTTAGGAAAGTGGAACTTACCTTGAAATTTAACCAAAATATAGAAAATTATGTCATATTGAATTTAATAATTATACTATACATCGCAAATTTTGACAATCATTAATATAAAGCCATATACAAGCCATTCAAATTCATAATCATAATCTAAATACCTAAAGTATGTTTGAGTGGCTGTATAAGGTCTGTGGAGAACGATTTAGATATAGTAAAAGCGATGAATAGTTTAATACGCATCGCCCTGATTTAAAAACTATTTAATTTTAATTATCTGTTATATTATAAAATCTTTAGAAGCTTCTTCATAATAATAAGGACTTCCTCCTAAGTTTTTTAAAATATTTATGTGTAGTACATTATTTGAGAATATTAGTGGTAGTAAAATTGAAATTAATATAGCTATATATTTTTTCTTCATATTGATTCACCTCCTAATATAGATTATACCACTTATTGTAAATATATGCAATACATATTTTAAAATAGTTTTATATATCTTTTACTGATTAAATATTATGTTTTCTAACGCTTTAATTCTAATTTCTTGTCTTTGTACAACATCCATTGTCAAAACAAATAAATTACTATAGTTAATTATATGAACTTTATCTTCTATATATAAACCTTCGTCCGTATCCTTTCTTATATCTATTAAACTAAATAAATTATAATCATTAGGATTTAACCCGAAATCAGTAAATGTATTTTCTAGTTCTTGAGCATATACACCAAAGTTTATACCGTTTCCATATGAATCAAATTTATAATTAAATTGTTTTAATTTTATATCCATAAATAGATCTATCGGAATATTAGACATTGTTCCTACGGTATTTTTTAATCTCTCATCTGAAGTAGTGATTGGCTGGTAATGACTTGCTGCGTATTGGACTCCCATAGCGTTATCAAACCCCGACATATCAATATTTCCGAAACCAGTATCTACAGCCGAAATCTGACTACTTGAATGACTATGACCTGATGAAGCACACCATGAACTATAATTGCCAGATGTTAAAAACGTAACACCATTACCATAAATGCTATTTGCGGTTATATATAGTGTTGAGTCTGCATTTCCTACTTGAATAGAGTTTGGTAAAATATATGTAGAATTTGCTCCACTCATAAGTGATACATAACCAGTAGAAATATACCCATTAGTTATGGTAGTAGAATAACTTGCACCAACTGAAGTAATAGTTGTTCCACTTAATGTTCCACCAGAAACTCTATCTGCACTGATTGTTCCTGCTGTTATCTGACTAGCACTAATATTTCCAGCATAAACCCAAGTTGAACTAACTGAGTCAGCTATAATATCAACAGCGTTAACTTGTTGAGCTGTTAATGTTCCAGCATAAACCCAATTAGCATTTACTGATCCAGCCGTTACGTTTAGTGCATTAATCATTTGGGCATTGATAGCTGTAGCACTTAATGTACCATTAAATATAAGTTTATTAGTATTAACGTCAATATATAGCTGATTTATACCATTAACTTTTACGTTTATAATTTCTGAAGGGGTGCTAGGATTTATACCAACTGAATATGTATTTACTCCAACTGTTGAAGTTGCAGTAAAGCCTAGATTATCAATTGTATAATTTCCAGAATCATTAATTATTTTTAATTTTTCACCTAAAAATAATTTACCTACCAAAACTTCTGTATTAATTCCCCAATACGTACCAGTACCACTTGGATTATTTAATCTACCTATCGCAGTTGATGATGTGTTCCATGAATTTTCTGTAAACATTAATACATTTTGATTCCACCAACTTTGATCACCATGATATTTATTCTGGTCTGATAACCATTTACGCATATGCGCACCAAATCCGTCTATGAGGAATTCTTGATCGTCATTAGACTTTAAAGCGTTAAGTGTAGCATTTAAACTTCCACTCATAAAATCTCTAACTGTGGAAGTTTGTTTTGATGCTCCATTATATCCAAACGATTTCATACTATAAGCACTTGCTGCCCTACCAGATTCCGCAAGCATTTCTGCTAGTAGAATTAGTTCATCCTCTAATCTGTCCTTATTTGAAAAGGTCAATTCAATTTCGGATGGGTTGTCAAAATCAACAGTCATGCTCATAATTCTTACCGTAATCCAAAAAGTATCAGTTAATTTTAAAGTTATTATATTGCCCACATCGAAAGAATCTCTAAACTCGATGTATGGAATTAATTCATCTTTATCATCTTGTAGTGAAAATAAATTACTTGCATTAATTTTAAAAGTGTATTGAGGCTGACTGATTTTAAATAATTCATTAGCAGCATTTTGTTTTAATTCAAGTTTCATATCTATTACTTCTGTAGGTGTCATAATACTTGTTGCTATAAAACTACTGTCCTCAAAATCCTCACCTTCGCTAATAAACAAATTAAGTTCACTTAAATGAGCAGTAGTAAAATAGTTCGATTCACTAATTGCACCACTTATAGAATTAAGAGTTTCTTCTATTACAATGATTTCAGATTTTTTAGTTGAAATAGCAGACTTTTTAGATACTATTTGACTTGTATATGTAGCCGATAAAGTAATAGCGTTTTGATATATTGTATAATCACTATCAGATGGAATTGGTACTCTACCATGTAATTGAACAGATGCTCCTATCACATTGTCTTGTGATTTTTTCAAAGACTCCAAATCTGTCAAAGATACTTCCAATACTAACAACTCATTGTTTTTTACCTTTAATGTATTTAAAGTATTTGTGTACGAAGTTAAAGCACTATCAGAAGCAATAGTATAATTTTGCCACGCTGTCACTAAACCTTGAGACACCCAATTCGTATTCATAAAATAACTAGGATTAAATAAATAATTTCTTCCAAAGTTTACAGCACGAATTGAAACGTTTCCACCTGAACCATCATCACCACCTTTGACAATGATTTTAGTAATTATACTATCTGTAGAATCATCTTTAACCCAACTTTTAAGAATATTCTTATTGGATAACACGATATTTGTAGGAATGCCTATTTCATCAATAGTAAAAACATTTATAGTTTTTGTATATGAGTCAAATTTAAAAAGGCAACTAAAACTATCTGATATTTCCGTGGTTAAAAGATTATAAATTTGCATTGAACTTATATCAAATGTTCTCCATTTATTTAGAAGCGAGGAAGACACATGTCCAATTTGCCATCCGCACTCAGCAGATATAATATGTAATAAACTATGGGCTGTATCTAAAATATTATAAAGGCTAAATGTGCCAACTATATCATGAACTTTACGATAAATTAGTGAATTTTCAAGCAGATAACATTTTACATTTTTGTATGGTTCTTTTGAATTTTCATCTTGAGTTTCCTGTGCATTTACAATCTGAAACCACCCTATATTTTGAACTTCAATTAATCTAGGTTTTGCAATCTTATCATAGAATTCCGTATATTCATTATTTTCTTTTTCATATATAACGAAGTCTAGTTCATATAAGTTTGTTAATACTTTTTTTATTTATCTTTATTAATATTTT